CTGGTCACACGATAACTTTGGTGAAGACCTAGTTATGAATGTTAGAGATGGTGCGATATATTACTGGGATAAATCAGGTGGTACATCATCAAGAGCCGTAGAAATTACAACATTAGCAGGGTCTACCAACGCACCAACAATAGCCAAGAAGGTAATAGTCTCTGAAAGAGACAGACACGTTTTAGCCTTTGGTTGTGATAGTGAGACAGCGAGTGGTACACAAGACCCACTACTGATTCGTTTTGCATCACAAGAAAGTCTTACAGAATGGAATGCTCTTCCTACAAACACAGCAGGTGAGTTGCGTATTGGTACAGGGTCAGAAATAATTACAGCCGTACAAACAAAGCAACAGACACTTGTTATTACAGATGTATCCGTACACGCTTTACAGTTTATAGGACCTCCGTTTACATTTGGTATTACAGAGGTTGGAAGAAACACCACAATAATATCTGAGAACGCTGCCGTGGCTGTAGAAGAGTCTGTATACTGGATGGGATACAGAGAGTTCTATGTGTACAATGGTCGGACACAAAAGCTCGTATGTCCTGTGCAAGACTTTGTTTTTAGCGATTTAAACAGAGATCAAGATACAAAGATTATAGCAGGTCAGAATAGTGCATACTCTGAGGTATGGTGGTTCTATCCATCATCAGATGCCACAGCTAATGACAAGTATGTAGTATACAACTACGAACAAAACATTTGGTATTATGGCACTCTTGCGAGAACAGCATGGGTAGACAGAGGTGTATTGTTGTATCCCATAGCAGCGTCAACAGATAACTATTTGTACTATCAAGAGTTTGGTTTAGATGATGGATCGCAGTCACCTGCATCAGGGATTACATCTTTTATAGAATCAAGTCAGGTTACCATAGGAGATGGAGACAAGTTCTTTTTTGCAAGTAGAGTTATACCAGACATAACCTTTAGAGAGAGTACAAACGAAACACCGCAGGTCAACTTGACGTTAAAGGCAAGAAGATTCCCTGGCACTACATACAATCAGACAGACACAAGCTCTGTCATACAGTCGGCAAGCACTCCTATAGAGTTATTTACTGAGAAGGCTGATATACGCCTCAGAGGGCGTTCTTTTGCTCTTAGGCTAGAAAGTACAGCAACAGGTGTTTCATGGCGTTTAGGAACCACTAGAGTTGATCTGAGGCAGGATGGTAGGCGATAATGTCTACGAAAGTACCCATACCGTTCTTTCCATCGGCTCCAAACGAGTATGATGCAAACTACATAACACAGATCGTAAGAGCCTTTGCTATCTACACAGAACAGCAAAACGCAGGGGGAGAGGGCAGAAACACAGGTCTAGTCTTAACTAATCTACAGGCACATGACGATAACCTAGAAGTGGGGTCATTGTTTGACCACGATGGTTTTGTGAAAATAAGTAGAGTAGATAGACCACATCCAAGAGGCAGTTTGGGAACGACAGGACTAGGGTCGGTAACCGTAACATTACCATAAAATGGGCAAGAGAAGTAATTTTGAGCGTGTAGAGAAAGACTATTATCCGACTCCACTAGAGGCTGTGCATCCTCTTATTCCTCACATACTTGGCTACGTTAAGACATTTGCTGAACCGTGTGCAGGTAATGGCTCCCTGATACGCCATATAGAATACCTTACAAATAACCTGTTTGATATTGACTATATTAGGTGCAACTATGCCTGTGATATAGAGCCAAAGGATGATGGTATACACGAAAAGAATATATTTAATCTTCTCCCTAAAGACATAGAAACATCAGACGTAATCATAACAAATCCACCGTGGAGCCGTGATATATTGCACAGACTTATCTATCACTGCACCTCAATAAAACCTACATGGTTGCTGTTTGATGCCGACTGGATGCACACGAAACAAAGCACACATTATCGTGATATGTTGAAAAAGATCGTAAGTGTTGGTAGAGTGGAGTGGATTAAAGGAAGTAAAAACACTGGTAAAGATAATTGTTGTTGGTATTATTTTGATAAAGACAATAAGGAACAGACACAGTTTTTTGGTAGACAAACATGACACAAAAGAAATTAGAAAAAGGCTCCGTGTGGGAAAAGGCTGATACCAACGGTGATGGTGTTGTGACTGATAGAGAGATGGCTATCAAAGAGCGTATGGTTTTGTTGGAAAACAGAGATAAGAAAGAAGATCAACAACGCTACATCGTTTGGTTTTCGGCACTGACGGTAACGGCTTTTATAGGTGTACTAATGACACCACTTGTTCCTATTGATAGAATTGACCACCTCTCAGGAATAGCTGAAATATGGGTATTGTCTAACATGGGTGTGATTGGCAGTTTTATAGGGTTCAATCAACTAGCTAAAAGAGGAGCCAGAGATGACGGAAAAAGCTAAGAAAGTAATTAAGAAAGTAGCAAGCAAGCTAAATAAGGCAAGCAAAGCTCATGCAGGTCAGGCTAAAGCCTTGTCAACCATCAAACTAAAGAAAGGTGGTAAAACAAAGTCTCGTGTTAATGAGGCAGGAAACTACACTAAGCCAACTATGCGAAAGAATCTATTTAACAAGATCAAGGCAGGTTCCAAGGGGGGAAAACCAGGTCAATGGTCAGCAAGAAAGGCACAGTTACTAGCATCTGAGTACAAGAAAAAGGGTGGTGGATATCGCTAAAGACCCTAAAACAGGAACAGGAAAGAAACCGAAAGGTTCTGGAAGGAGGTTATATACCGATGAAAACCCCAAAGATACAGTCTCTATTAAATTTGCCACTGTGGCAGATGCCCAAGCAACTGCTCGTAAGGTTAAAAGAATTAATAAGCCGTTTGCTAGGAAAATCCAAATCCTCACCGTCCTCGAACAAAGAGCCAAAGTTGCAGGTAAAAACAAGCAAGCCCAAATCGCAAAAAAAGCCAAAGAAGACATCAGAGCCAAACACAAAACCAAAACGAGGAAGACCTAGAAAAGATGCCACTAAAAAAGTCACAAAAAAGTCTTAAGAACTGGTCTAAACAAAAATGGCGTACAAAGAGTGGTAAGCCTAGTGCTAAGACAGGTGAACGCTACTTGCCTGAGAAAGCTATAAAGGCACTGTCTCCACAGGAATACGCAGCTACAACAAAAGCTAAACGTAAGGGTACAAAGGCAGGTAAGCAGTTTGTCAAACAGCCCAAGAAGATAGCTAAGAAAGTAAGGAAATATAGATAATGGTTATACAAAGTCTGATAGCACCTGTCACAGGGTTGCTAGATAAATTTATTGAAGACAAGGATCAAAAAGCAGCTCTCGCCCACGAGATAGCCACTATGAGCCAGAAACACGCTCAGGAACTAAGTCTTGCCCAGATAGAAGTTAATAAGGCTGAAGCACAGTCAGGGTCACTGTTTAAGGGCGGTTGGCGACCTGCTGTTGGGTGGGTCTGCGCGATTGCTTTCCTATATCATTTTCTCCTAAAAGACATAATTATATTCGTATGTGCATTTGCAGGTGTAGATGTGCCAGACTTACCAGATTTCGATATGAGTACATTACTTACGGTTTTAGGTGGTATGCTAGGAATTGGTGGACTCCGTACATATGAAAAGCAAAAAGGATTAACAAAATGAAATGTTGGCATTGTGACACAGACTTAATATGGGGTGGTGATTATGATATCGAAGATAGTGATGACTTTTCAATGGTTACAAATCTTTCTTGCCCAAGCTGTGATTCTTATGTGGAAGTGTTTCTTCCGAAAGAAAAAGAGTTCTTTAAAGAACTGAATGAATCAGAACTCGTCAACTAGTTGTAAAATTTGTGGTCATGACATGGAACTCGTAGAGGGAAGTTTACGTTGTAAATATTGTCAATACTTTTATGATATGCATAAGGAATGGATAGACTTTATTCACAAAAGATCAGAAACAGAAGAGGAAGAAGATGGAAGATAACTTTGATAAATGCCTTAAAATGCTACTACATCACGAAGGAGGTTATGTAAATCATCCTAAAGACCCTGGTGGCGAAACTAATTTGGGAGTTACCAAGAGAGTATATGAGAAATGGGGTGGTACAAAGGACATGAAAGACCTCACGGTTGAAGATGTTGCTCCGATATACAAAAAAGAATACTGGGATCGCTGTAAATGCGATGATTTAGAATCTGGCGTTGACTGGGTGGTTTTCGACTGGGCTGTGAATAGCGGCACTGGCAGGTCAGCCAAAGCCATACAGAAGATATGTGGTGCAGCACAAGATGGAGCTATCGGACCTAAAACACTGGCACTAATAAACACACAGGACACAAATTACGTTATAGAAGAGTTTGGCAAGATACGGCAAGACTTCTATGAATCTTTAAAAACATTTGATACATTTGGTAAAGGTTGGACAAGACGTAATAAGGAAACGACTGAAAAAGCCTTGGAGATGATAGAGGACGATGACGACTAAGAAAGACCCACGATTAGCCAGAGCAGGTGTAACAGGGTTTAATAAGCCTAAGAGAACACCTAGTCATCCAAAGAAGTCACACATTGTTGTGGCTAAAGAGGGAGACAAGATCAAAACCATACGTTTCGGTCAGCAAGGCAAGAAAGTGGGTACGGTTAGTGGTACAGCAGGCAAGCCAAAGGCAGGCGAATCAAGGCGTATGAAGATGAAACGTAAGAGTTTCAAGGCAAGACACGCTAAAAACATAGCTAAGGGCAAGATGTCAGCAGCTTATTGGGCTGACAAGGTTAAGTGGTAGAATCGTCTATAGCTTCGGCTGTAGCTCCTGCATAACCTGCTATATCAACCCAAGTATCTTCATGGTGCATATCTTCCTTTGATCTAGCTATTTTAGCTAACATAAACAAGACACCAACATCATACACAGATATGTCTTTTTCAAGATGGCATGACCATAGCTTTGCTATACGGCTAAAGTTTTGATAAGGCGTACCATAGCTATCGCCACGCTTGCCTACAATCTTTTGTGCCTTGCCAATGATTTCTTCTTTCTTTGTTTGCTTCATGATGATTTCCTTTTATAAATTTTTATTTGATGTATATAGGTAAACGATATATTATACAGATTTAATTAGGTTATGGAATAAGGAATAACTATATGGTTCTCCCATTATTATTTGGATTAGCAGGTTCGGCTTTAGGTGGAGCAGGATTAGCAGGTGGCTTAGGGGCATTAACAGCAGGTGCTATAGGATCAGGATTAGGGAGATTTGCAGAGACAGGTGATTTAGGTAAAGGTATAGAAACAGGATTAACATCTTTTCTTGGAGGGAAGGCTTTAGGTGCTGTTGGCAAAGGTCTTAATATAGAGGGATTAACAAAGGCAGGTGATATAGGTTCTAATATAGCTAAAGAAGCTGCTTTCTCAGACCCATCAAGAATACAAGCAGGTTTGGAGGCATTAAAAAATCCTGCTGTATTAGGGCAAGCCACCATAGGACAAGCTACAGTTCCACCACCTGAACTACCACCAGTTGCTCCTGTTCCATTTGAGAACAGACAGGCAGGTGTTCCAGACCGTATTACACGAAGACCACCACCAAACTATAGACCAGGATATGATGGTGAGTTTGACTATGGTGTATCACCTAACTATGGTGTTGGCTTGATGAGTCAAAATGATCCAAGATATATGGCTATGGGTGGTTTAGTTGGATTGCTAAGTAATAAACAATTTACAGACTTTCTTGGTGAAATGGGTAGATCAGGTAAAGGCTTTGGTGTTCTTGGTGCTTTGGACACTCCTCAAGCTCAGGCTGAATACAATCAGATGATGACAGGTGAATACAGTCCTCAGCCACAACCAATGTCAGGTGGTGGTGAATTGAAAGAAATACCAGACGATAATGCAGGACTAAAGGCTCTAGCCAAAGAAAAACCTAGCGTAGTGGAGAACATGGGATTTAAGGCTATGCAAGAAGGTGGGGCTGTAGAAGGTGATATGGAGGCTAACATGGTCATAGATGAGGCTGTAAAGGCTATACAAGGCGTGTCAGACACTCCTGAAGTAGCTTTGGGTGCATTTGTAGCCAAATACGGTGAAGAGGCGTTAGAAGACCTTATAGACCGTGTGACAAAAGGCGAAATGGATGAGAGAGAAGACAACATGATAGAGGGTGAAGGCGATGGTATGGACGATAAAGTGCCTGCTACTCTTGAAGGGCAGCAAGATGTCATGTTAAGTGATGGTGAATTTGTTGTTCCTGCTGACGTTGTAAGTGGTATAGGCAATGGTTCATCTGATGCAGGAGCAAAAGAGCTAGAGGAAATGATGACACGAGTGAGGCAACTTCGTACAGGCAAAACGGAGCAACCAGAGCAAGTACCACAGGAAATGATGTTACCTGTATGATGTTTAGTGCTGTGCCTAAGCAAGTCATAGACATTGTTTGGGATGACGTAGTAAAGATTTTAGAACCTGCTGTCAAAACGGCAAAAGGTAAGTTAAGTGTAAAAGACGTTTACGATTATATTAGTGAAGGTTTTTATGAGTTATGGGTTGTTACCCCTT